GCCCTGATTTTTCAGGGCTTTGTCGTTTCTGGGGTTTGGTGAAAATCTCGGCGTTCTGGATGTGTTCCATAACTATTCTGGACGTGTTCCAGAACTCGCGCCGTTTTCGCCCCTCCCCAAGCTACCTCGACCCCTAGCACCCCATGCACGCAGTACCCCTGTAAGACCTTGTGAAATGGCCGTTTTTACTGGCGCTCGCTGCAATCGAATGCCCACAAGTGCTTACACGTGCGTGAGAGAGTCACGCAAAAGTCACGCACCCTTCCCCGGCGTCCTGCCGAATCAGCCCCATCCTAATTGCCCAATGTTTCAGATGCTACGCTGTCCTCAAAACCGAGGATTTTCGATGCCACATTCAGACCTACTCCCCTCCCTGCTCTTCAAGATCAACGAAAACCAGCTCGCCCTTGAGGCCGCCATCCTTGAGCTTTCCAACTAGGTTGAAGCATGCGGCTCGGCCGACGTCGCCGACAACGTCCGCGGTGCCCTGGACACCATCGATAAGAACGAAGAGTTCATCAAGCTTACGCTCGCAGTTCTTATGACGCCGGAGTGACGGCGGCCACTTATCCTCGGTTGAGAGACAGCTCCAGCCCAAACGTGGGTGGTCTTACGTCCCTCTAATCCCGCATATACGCAACCATCTCCGAGGCTCATGATGAAAACCACTGACAAGTCGGGTGGCACTTCGACTACTGCGCCTATCGAAAAGGCATCAACCGTCAACGTCTGGCGCACCATGCCGGGTGGCATCTGGGCGTTGGGTTTCGTTTCGATGCTGATGGATATCTCCTCAGAGATGATTCATGCACTGTTACCACTCTACATGGTGACAGTACTGGGTACCTCCGTTCTGGCGGTGGGTCTCATCGAAGGCATAGCCGAGGCTACGGCCTCCATCACCAAGGTATTTTCTGGGGCACTCAGTGATCGACTGGGTAAGCGTAAACTGCTCGCGGCGCTGGGGTATGGGCTGGGGGCGCTGTCCAAACCGATCTTTCCTTTGGCCGGCTCGTTGGACTGGCTGACCGGGGCTCGCTTTATCGACCGCATTGGCAAAGGCATTCGCGGCGCCCCGCGCGATGCGTTAGTGGCGGACATCACACCGCCTGCGATACGAGGGGCGGCTTTCGGCCTGCGTCAGACGCTGGATACCGTTGGTGCATTCCTGGGGCCGTTGCTGGCAATCGGATTGATGTGGCTGACTGCGAACCACTTCCAGACTGTGTTCTGGGTGGCCGTCATCCCGGCCTTCCTTGCCGTCGCAGTGCTGCTGGTGTTCGTTCATGAACCCAAACAAGTGGAAGGGACGCACCGGGTGCGTGCACCTTTGAGCCGGCGGGAATTGGCCCGACTGGGCGCTGGCTACTGGTGGGTGGTGGGTGTCGCGGCGGTGTTCACCCTGGCGCGTTTCAGCGAAGCCTTTCTGATTCTGCGCGGTCAGGCCATTGGGATGGCGCCAATGTGGGCGCCAGCGGTACTTGTCCTAATGGGGGTGGCATACTCACTGTCGGCCTATCCTGCCGGGGCTTTGTCTGATCGTGTCAGCCGCGTGGCGGTGCTCGGCGCAGGTCTGATTTTGCTGGTTGCTGCCGACCTGACTCTGGCGTTTGCGCCGGGCATCGGTGGCTTGGCTGTCGGCGTCGTTCTATGGGGGCTGCACATGGGGTTTACCCAAGGAATATTCGCCGCCTTGATCGCCGACTGCGCGCCGGCTGAACTGCGCGGGACGGCATTTGGCATGTTCAATCTGTTGACCGGGTTGGCCTTGCTGCTGGCCAGTGTGATCGCTGGGGCGCTGTGGGATGCGGTAGGCTACCAAGCCACCTTCTTGGTGGGAGGGAGCTTTGCTGTTCTGACTTTGCTGGGATTGTGGGTGATCCAAGCGAGAGGTAAGCCTTAAACATCAATCAGGCGACCTGCCTGATGGGAATCGATTGTTGGTGTGGGTCCAGATCCCGGATGTGCTGCTATCCATCTCCGAGTCAGGTATACGTCGAAGCACCAACCGTGTGCCTTCATCAGAACAAGCGCCTTTCCCGTAATTCGATAGTGCCCACACTTCGGACAAACTCTTTCCTCGTACTTACTACCAGTTTCGACTCTAACCGCAGGCTCACCGCAAATAAAGCATGCCATGAATGACTCCCTTGGGTTAATTGTAGTGGATACCCCGAGAGGCTTTTATATGCCTGCTACGAAATGCAGCTGATTCACCCGAAAAAAAATGCAACTAATAAACCGGTCTAATGCATCCACTCTTCAACTTTCACTTGCTCTTCTGCGCGTTTCGCGTCACCAAGATGGAGGAATCACTTTAGGTTATAAGCGTTACATACAAGGAGCACAGACCGCTTCGATTCCTCGAGATCTATCTAGAGGACGTGGCTAAATGGCAATGCTCTCTGTGAATCATCGACAAAGGAAATCGAGGCGGCGAAGGCGATTTCCTGTCTTATAATCGCAAAGCAGTACCGTTCACCTAATGTATCGTGAACGGAAACCAATCTCACCACCTCAGTGGTGGCCGCATCGAGGTCGTGTAAGAGTTGGTTAGATTTATCTTTTACGTCTACTGTGCTTACCATTTTTTCCGACCTCGACAGGCCTGATGCACCGTACCCAATGGTTGTAAACCGTCATGCGCAGACAACGACTAATCAACTCCGCCCTCGTTATCGCCCCTCTCCGGTATGTGGGAAATAAGCGAGTCTAGTAAACAAAATTTGTGTGTGTCACACAGGAACCGGGAGAGCAGATTTCGCTGGATTTCGAAACGTATCCAGGCGGGAGCCGCTGTAGCGAGTTTCTCGGAATAACCGCCACCGCCCAAACAATCCATACACATGCGTAATCCGACCCTGCTCCTGATAGCCCATGCGAATGTGCAATTTGAGCGCCGGAATATTGTGCGTCTCGCAGACATCCACCACCTTGTTTAATCCCTTGGCTTGCATGGTTTTCCATAATGCAATTTGGGCATCGACTGAAAGACTTGTCCCAAAATAAGGACGTATCATTTCTCCGCCAAACTCAAAAAATTCGCCCGCTTTGACTGGAAACCGGCAGCCATAGTAATGGCGGTCATGGTAGTCGCGTTCGCTTGCCCAAATGAAGGCAATGGCGTCGCCTTTGTCATCTAGATACATATGTCCCGTGTGACCTTCCGATGCCAGTTCGCGCATGGTGTCCACGCGATCACCAAAATGCTTATAGAACGCATTCGCATTATCTTTATCTATGGTCACTAAACTAACTGAGGTATAAGGTCTTAATTTGTGAGGTGATACCGGTGTAATCAGATCACGTTCCATCCAAAGCAACTCCCAGTGGAAAAATACGTAACGCTCCCAGAGAGTATTAACTGTATGTCGAAATCCTTTCTTCTTTATTTGGTCATAGAACTTCCTAAATGGGGTCATGTTGCAGCCTCATGCACTGGAGATACGAAAAACACCATTAGCTTGGAAGACAGACTCAATTTTCACGAGGACGAATCGAACTGGCAACCGGTTGAAATGGGTATAGATCAACGCCCCTTAGTGCGTGCCAATTAACTGATGCAATATTTGTAACAAAATGTTACTGTCGAATTTTATCAAATCAAACCGCGACTTACTGATTAAGCCATTAACTTTACGTTACTAGCAATGATTGTCGATTGCTATTATTTATTTCATGAGTGTTGGCCAGGCTTATTTCACCCACGAAGGACAAAGAGCTTCGCTTTTATGCAATACAGCGCACCCAGGAATACCCTGATAAAAGTTAGATTAAAAGCTCACTATTGAATCCCCAACTTCAGGGGAAAAGCCCCCCATATTGGGCTGCATTACCCGCCTCTCCATCCGCCAATAGCGGCGAATAGGCTGCGACATCAGACTGCACCGCTTCGACGCATAGCGTTTAACTGTGGCATAGAGAATGCTGTGCATTCATCTAGCATCTAGCGCACTATCGAGCGGTTTAGGTCCAATGGACACCCAGAACTTCTGGAGGCACGCCCATGCATGCATCTGCCGCATTGTTTAAACGTTTGCGCCGAGGAATGGCTGACTCGATTGCGCCCACCCAGCAATTTAACCTGCTGCGATGGTTTTCGATTGTTAGTTTCCTAGTCATTAGTATGATTGCCTTCGGGCTGGGCTCTGTGTCAACACGTTTTCTAATAGCTGAAAGTCTTGAGCGCGATGCCCTGATGTCAGCGCAGTTTATTCAGACCATTGCAAAAGGTGAGATCCGTCATCACGGATTGGCTGGAATACCGATCAAAGAAATGGCACTTGCTCCACATGAAACGCGGGCGGAAGACATGACGCAAAACAGGCCGCGTGAGCGCTCCGATTTTCTAGATTATCTATCACGCATCCCCGACTCGCTTTTGATTTCTGTTTACTCCCCATTTCGGACTGTGGTCTGGTCGACCAATCCGCTGTTGGTCGGAAAAAAAATCTTGAATGACGAGCTGGAAGAGGCTTTCAATGCTAAAGATCGGGTTTCCACTAAATACAACGAGGTTGATGAAGACCGAATTGAGCAGCAATTTTTGCATGCCCCCAAGAGGTTCTTCGTCGAGAGCTACATCCCTATTTTGAATGACCAGGGGAACATCCTGGCGGTGGTTGAAATTTACAGGGAGCCGCTCGACCTGATTGCGGGCCTTAATCGCGGACACTGGATCATCTGGCTGTCCACAATGGTCGGTCTGCTTATCTATTTCGGGGTGTATTGGTTTGCCCGACGCACCTCAATTTTTCTGGCCGCACAAGAGGAGCAAGTCGTTGCCAACAAGACCTATGGGGGCTTGGTCGAAATGTCCACGGCGGTCGCCCATAGCCTTCGCAACCCTTTGGCCTGTATTCGCTCAAGCGCAGAATTAGCGAAAGACATGGACGGTCAACCTGCCAAGAAGCAAATCGACGATATCGTCAGTCAGGTGGATCGGATGTCGCGCTGGGTGCATGAATTACTGCTGTGTTTGAGCCCAATTCGTGGCGAGGTAGAACTGGTGGAGCCGATGCCGGTGATAGGAACCACACTTGATGGCTTCAACCTTCAGCTGACTCAGTCCAGAATCCAGGTCGAGTTCACCAATGAGCCCACTCCAAGAATCATCAGCAATCCGCTTTTGCTTTCCCAGATCCTCAACAGTGTCATTGCCAACGCCATAGAAGCGATGCCAGCAGGCGGAACATTAACCATTCAGACCAACGTGGACCAAGCCCATCAATGGCTGCATCTCACTATTGGTGACACCGGCGATGGCTCGTCACGACAGCAAGAAATGGCGGCCTTCAAATCCTTCTACACCACCCGGCAAGGCAGGCTAGGCATAGGCTTGACCATGGTGAAGCAGATCATGCAAAGCTTTGGCGGAGAAGCAAGTCTGACCAGTCACGAACATCGCGGTGCAGCGGTGCATTTGAGCTTCAGGGTTTTGGATCGAAGAGCCAGCGCCGTGGGCTAACAATATTTGGGAGTTATTCTCATGCGCGATGAACCGACCGTGCTCAGCCTGATACTCATCCTCATCCTCATCCTCTTCATCTTTGCCGTCGGGACCGTCTTGAGGCGCATCAGCTTGTTCGGCGGATGAACTCACGGTCAGTGCGGCCTGGGGCAGCCAGACAGAAAACGCTCCGGCTCACGGTGGGATGGGCATTCCGAAAAAGTTCGCCTCACCAGCCACTCAGGGACGAGCTGATCAGGCCGTGACTAGCAAGGCGAACAATTAGACATTAGCTGAATCCAACAATTTTTCTCGCTCCTCAGGCGCGATCACTTCCCCGGACGCTGCCCCACCACCCTCAGGAAGATTGGCACCGTCGACCTTAGTGTGCGGAGCGCCATTGACGCATATGGTCCTATGGCTTGCGGACCGTGAGCGGTCTCGGCAACGCTATCAGCCCACACCGACGCCGCGTCGATTGGTGATGCTACGCTGAACGCTCCACCGAGGACTCGCGATGCCAAACTCAGACCTACTGCCGTCCCTGCTGTTCAAAATCAATGAAAACCAACTCGCCCTCGAAGCGGCCATCCTGGAGCTTTCTAACTGGGTTGAGGCCCGCGGTTCCGCTGATGTCGCCGACAACGTGCGCGGTGCCTTGGACACCATCGATCGAAATGAGGAATTCATCAAGCTGACCCTGGCCGTCCTGATGACGCCCGAGTAATCTGCCATGGGTTCATCGTGCCGGAAATTTTCTTTCCGAACTGGAAAGACATTTCCGTCCACTAAACGTCTGTAAACACTCACTCAGATGTCCATGCTCTGCTACCGTCACTGGTAGCGCCTACTACTGGAAGTCACCACCCAGGAGCATGATCCACCATGACTTTCCCACCGCTCAACCCGTTTGCCAATTGGCCCAAGCATCATCTGATGTTCGTGTCACTACGCGACGGCGGGGATAGTCCGGAAAAACTCGCCCCAGCCGTCGCCGCCATTCATGGCATCAGTGTCGAAGAGCTAAAAGCGCAGTGCCGGCGGACCGGTGAGGAGTGGATCGCCCGCGACGGCGGCCTGGGTGAAATCAACCAACGCGTGTATGACTGGGCGAAAGGTCAAGACCAGCACTACCTATAACGCCACTTATGTAAAAACGACCCCCATACTTTGTCCAGGTGTGGGGGCCTTTTTTATTGGCCAGGGCAACCACCACCCCCCTAGACTGGATGACCAGCCCCCAGTCACTGGTTTCACGCGCTGACCGCCACCTCGCCGAAAAGGAATCGCCCTCGATGTCGACCCCGCCGCTCTCCACTCTTGACCCCTACGACGAACCGTTGCTGAGCCGCACCCAAGTGCGCGAACTGCTGAACGACTTGCCCCTGGCAATCAGTAACGGTCTGCGCGAACGCTTGAATGCCGTGCTGGGCGCCCAGGCACCGGGACCGTTTTCTGACGCCTTAGGCGAACTGGAGGGCTATCTGTTCGGGCTCGAGGACGCCGGCTGTTTGCCCTTCGAACAACTGATCCAGTTGAAGGGGTATGTGCTGGTCGGCTGGAAAACCTGGCGCACCAGTTTTGCCGCGCTGACGGTGTGAGTATGAGCAGCGGCAATCCCATCAGCGATCCGCTGGCTCCGCTGAACCTACCAGCGGCGATTCGTGCCCAGGCCAGTAAGTTGCTGCGCGCAATCAATAGCGCGGCTACCCCAGCCGACACCCTGAGCGCGGCCAACCGCGCCGAAAGCTTTGCCCTGGGCATTGAGACTGTGCGCGCGCTGAACCCGGGTGACGTCGAAGGGCTGTACCTGGTTTTTGACCGGGCCTTCCAAGAGCGCCAGGCGGAGCTGGGCGGATGATCGGCGACCGACATTAGTGGCATCGACGCAAACTGATCATCCGCGAAAGGAAGAAAACGACCCATAGCTGCCGGTCGTGACAGGCAGCAATCGTCGAGCATGTGTTATTGGAGTTTTTTTATGCTTTCGAGTTGACTATGGACCGCGCTAGGGGCATCACCCACCGCTCTCACTGCGGATTTGAGCTCACTCGTAGTTACACCGAATTTTTTTGCCCAATACTTAAGTTCGAAGGTGTCGTTAGCATTGATTCTGATCTCGTCACAGCCGTTCGTGAGATTTTGTTGCTGCATAGATTCGTCCTTGATTCGCTGGGTATGAGGAATAGGATAGCCGAATCGAGGCAGTTTTGATGTTTTTGGGAAGAGTTCGCAAACTCGACTGAAATTTTATGAGGTTTTTTGGATACGTAGCGTGCATGAGCCCTTCTGATGGCCGTTAGTGATAGCAGGTTTAACGGCTGCTATTGGCCGATTGTTGCCTGTCTCGGAGGGTTGCAATCGACTGCTTGTCGCCTCCCCCTCGCCGGATCTCCTCATCTATATTACTGTACATCCAACCAGTGATTGTACAGTGAACCCGTTTTTATGAATTTCGACCAGGCTAAAGCGCTGAGACTGCAGCAGTGGCGCTCGACCCTCGACGACCACGACTTTCGACTGCAAAACCCCGAGGCCCACCGCCAGACCTTGCACGCCATGAGCGCCACTCTGGCGGCCGAAGGCTTGATCGACACACTCCAGCAGTTCGACCTGAACGAGACGGCGAACGCCGCCTATTGGCATGCCGTGGAGGAATTGCAGACCGCGCCAGCCCGCTACTGCGGCGCCTCTGCCTACGACGTCTTGCGGCACGGCAGCACCGAGCTGTTCGGTAAGATTGGGCTGTCTATTTTTTACGCCGCAAGCACGCTGGCTGCCGGTGCACGATCCTCCTACGACGGGAAGATTTACCGCGATGCCGCCGGAGCGAACCTGGTGTTCACCCTCTCCGGAGCGGTGGCGAGAATCACCGGCCTCACGTTGACCCTGCCGGATGGGCAGCAGTACGACCTGGTCGAAACCGGCCGGACGATTGAAGGAGTCTCGTTCGAGCCAATTGAGGATCCAGATCTCTATCGCGCGCTGGTGGACGTCGCCCAAGTGGCTCAGGAGTGCCGCGACCTGCCCACTTTCGAAAGAGTGCGGCCGCTGATCGATCTGGCCCGGTTTCGCATCTGCCCCGCCTGCCTCGATCGCTTTGACCGGCGTGAAGATTGCCCGACCTGCACTGGCCAAGGGTTTGCAATGAAGCCGGCTGCCACGGGTCTATCCTGAAGAAACAGCCGGAGGGTGCAATCATGTGCGGACGCCTTTCACAGTATCGGGGCATTCACGACTTCGTCGCGGCGTTGAGTATCCCCAACGCCTTGCTCAACAATGCCGGCGACCAGCCATTCGAGCGCTACAACGCCGCGCCGACCGATCAGCTCGCCCTCTTTCACCGGGATGGTGAATATCTACGCGCTGACATGGTTCGCTGGGGATGGCGCCCGCACTGGGCCAAAGACCGCGCCGCGCCGATCAATGCCCGAGTCGAGAAAGTTGCCCACGGACCATTCTTCAAAGCGATCTGGCCCCATCGTGCAATCATCGCGATCGACAACTGGTTTGAGTGGGTTTTTGAAGGCGGGCCGAAGAAACAGCCCTACCTGATACGCCACCGCGACCGGACGCCGATCCTCTGTGCTGCGATCGGTCAGTACCCCATCGGCGAGCATGAACAGGGTGAGCATGACGGCTTTGTGATCATCACCGCCGACAGCGCTGGTGGGATGGTGGACATCCATGATCGACGGCCAGTGACGCTCTCGCCTGAACTGGCGCGTGAATGGCTAGACCCGGCCACACCAAAAGAGCACGCCGAACAGATGGTGTTGCTCCAGGGCGAGCCGACTGAGGCGTTCGAGTGGTTCAAGGTAGACCGGGCCATTGGCAATGTGCGCAATCAGGGGCCTGATTTGATCAAGCCAATGGAGCAGGACGGCTTGTTCTAAGTAGGCACCAGCGACTTCAGCCGATCTTCAGTGGCGACATCGAAGATGACATAGAGTTTATCGATGGTTGATTCATTCAGCGCTCCGGCCGATTCCAGGCCCAGAACAAATCCCTCTGCCCGCGCCCCGGCCTTCGCCGCAATTATCATCGAATCAGCCCGCGCGATCTGAGCAAGAAGTTTATCGGCTTCGCGCTCAATCTTTGGGCTAAGAGATATGCCTTCCATACGGCCATCCTTTCATTCAGAGAATGGGTGGAAGGATAGCTGCATGCTCGCGTCATGGAACGTCCTTGAAGAAGACGTGGTGACCGAGCTTCAGCGTCTGCTTGGCCTTCCCCGCCCAGTCAGGGGCCTTCGGCATAGTGGTCGCGTAATAGTGCGTGGCTCCGCCGGTAGGGTCAGGCACCTTCCCTGCGATCACTTGGTCAGCGGCGATTTGAGCCTGGGCAAACTCGCGGAACGGAATCGGCTGGGCGCCACTCAGGTAGACGTAGTTCGGGTCGTTCTTGTTCCAGCAGCTGAACTGCCACTTGGCCAGGCAAACACCGGCATAACCCTCACCCCACCACGACTTGGCCTTGCCGTCGTTCACCCGGTTGCGGATGGTCCAGGCCACGGCGATCTGCCCTGCCAACGATTCGCCACGGGCCTCGCCCCAAAGGGTTCGGGCAAGAACGTCGCGGTCTCTTTCGGTTTCGGTCATCAGTTTTCTCCAGGCAAAAAAATACCCGCTCAAGGGCGGGCCGGTGTCTCAAAAGGGTTGATGTCGATATCGGAGGAATACGAACTCAATAGGTGAGGAACTGGCCACCGCCTGCGTTTGGCTGGCCAACTGGCATGCAGTTGCGGAAGTAGATTTTTGCCCCAGGGTCGATGTTGGTGGCAAAGGCCCAGGTGCCCGCCTGCATATCGATCTTCACGCTGTCGCACCAGATCTGCGATGTATCCTTGGCCATCACCGCCACTGGCACCTGCTGCCCGCCACCGCCAAGCACCGCATCGCCGCGGTCGTTCTTGATCCACGTCCCAGCGAGCAGACCGGTAGACGTGCCAACGATGGCAACGGTGCCGCCGTGGGCCTCCTCATAGGCCCCGCACAGGTCGATACCCACACAGTTTTCGTGCAGCGTCCAGGCATTACAGGATTGCTGCCCGAAAATACCCGGATTCTTACCCGTGCAATTGACGGTGAGTACAGCCGCCTTGGCCGCCCCGTAGTTGTTGTGGATATTGAATATATCGGTGGCCGGGTTGCCGCCGTGACAGTTGAAGGCCGCGATCAGTCCGTTGAAGCTGTTGCCAGACACTGCCCGCGCGGTGCTGTTGATCTGTCCGCCGGCCTGCTGAAACCGCACGCTGCTGAACACCGAGCAGCCTGGCGTGGAAGCGGGGGAGGTACAGAGGAAGTCGACGATGCCATTGCCGTTAGACCCTTCCATGTCCCAGCTAGACCCATTAAGCGCGGTGAACATCACGTTCACCTGCGGTCCCATGATGTAGTTGGCAGCGCCACTGCGGTAGGCCCGAGTGTTGGCGTTGGTCACCGGCAGGCCGTCGGCGCGGTTTACGTAGATGTCGAAGGACGTGGAGTTCACCACAGCGCACCAGCTGTTCGGCGTGTTGTTGCAGATCGTCGGTGTGGCCACATACCGAAGCCGCGCATAGTCGCCCCAGATGTCTAACTCCAGGCGGTTGACGATGCGGTCACAGCTGCCCAGCAGCGGCAGTTTGTAACAGTTTGGGTAGGTCCCGTCGGCAGCGGCTGGCGGCGCATAGTTGTCGAAGGTGCCGGTCATCACCTTGCCACCGTAGGCCATGAACACCATGTCCACGGTCGGGATGACAGCCACCCCTGAGTTGTTGCGTGGGTTGTTGTTTCTCGGGTACGAGCCCGCGGCTACCATGCCCATGCACGGATGCCCGGTCGCGTTGCCCAGGGCCTGCAGCTTGCCAATGGATTTGACCGGCAGGGCCTGCGTCCCGGGGTTGGTATCACTGCCAGACGGGGACGCCCAGAAGACGGCGAAGGGTGCGGTGAACGCCAGGGAGCGCAGCGAGAACAGCAGTTCGGGGGTGTAGTTCACCCAACCCACCTGTGGCGCCAGACCAAACGACTGGGTGATCGTCATCTCTATGGGGAAGGTCTCGTGGTCCCACAGAAGCCCCTCAGGGATTTCCACCGGGTAAGCGTAGCCAGGGCGGGCGTATCGGCTATCCGCAACACTCATCGGGATGCCTGGCGCGTCCAAAATACTCATGCGACACCTTCCGTGATGATCAGATCGGGTTGAATGACGACGGCGCCCATGGCGTTGCGGGTGTACGCCGGCTGCGTGATGGTCAGCGGCGGAGTGCTCAGGTACGTGACGTGCCAGGCATCCACAGCGCCAGGGAAAGAGGTGCTCAAGGTGTCGGCGATGAACTCGCCGAGGACCTTGTCCGGCCACCGGACGTCAGCGCGGATCAGCGCCCCGTTGACGTCGCGCTCATCGCCCTTGAGCAAGGTGAAGTTGAGGACGGTGACCCAGGCGATCAGGTTGGTCAGGTCCAGCTCGGCGAGTTTGTCGGTGATCGGGGTCAGGTTCGGTGTCGGTCCGGGCGGCCCGCGCAACTGACCTTCGCCTGTCGTAATCGTGATCCGCTCTGCGGTCCCAACCACAGTGATCTCAGTGGTTATCGTCATTCGGTTATACCTTTTGCGACGAAGACGCGAACCGGATCGGTGGTGAGGATCTGTTCCGCATCAGTCGTGTATCTGATATCGAAGCTGAGCGCGCCTGTCGGCCAAGTGCCGGTCTCGGCGCTCAAGGTGAATTCCCCAGCAGCCCTGTCGGTGAATTCAACTGCAAGCTCGGCAATGACCAGGGAAGGGGTTCCTATGGATGCCCGAACCTGCCAGTTGGTCAGGTCCTGGGGCACATCGTCCACCTTCACCACCATGGCGATCTGAAAGGAGTCGCCGCGTTTTATGTTCATGTACTGCTCCTGGGCGATTGATCAGATGTTTTTTGAAGGCAAAAAAAATCCCGCTCGATGGCGGGTGCGTTGTGCGGGTAATGCGCGTTACATCGCTTCAGATGGGAGAGTCTCGGGGTCAGCTTCGATCACTGGTATGGCTGGTTCAACTGGCCACACCGGAGCCGCCGGCCAAGTCGGCTGCTTCGTGACTTTGCCCAGAGCGAACTTGTAGGCCTTCCATGCTTTCAGGCTGATGGTAAGCGCTGCCAGCTCGGCTTCATCTTCTTCGGTCGCCTCGCCTGCATCGACGCCGTATCCAAGCGTATCAATGCGATCCTGAATTCGGGCGATCTGGGCAGCGGCTGCAGTATTGAGCGTCGCCAGCTGATTGGTGCTCGTCGCCTTGATTTCCTCTGCTGAAAGCGGTGGGTTGAGGTGGATGTGTACTTCTTCATCCGTCATGAGAATCAGGTCTTCCCCGATCCATTCATCCTGCGAGCCGTCAGATTCAAAGGCGAAAACCTCGCCCGTGGGGGATTTGTAATATTTCATGATCACCTCAACTCATACCAGGACACCAAAGCGGCAGTACCGTTACCGACGACAGCGGAGTAAGTGGCACCGGGTGGAATGATGACGACTTGCGAAGGGACGTAGCTGTTTACAACACCGCTATAGGGGCCGGGGATGTTGAACCCCTGCGTCGAGATGGCAACGGTCGTCAAGGTGCCGGATGTCGGTCCACAAAGAACGGCGACCGTGATGGGTTTACCGGTGGTGTTCGTGTAGGTAGTAGCAAGTGCGCGACTCGCAGTCATGTTTTGCCATGACTGACCGACGCCCAGCGAGGACTTCGCGTTGAGGGCGGATTGCAAATCTGTCTGGTCTGAAAGCGCTCCTTTGAGATTCCCCCACGCCAGCCCATCCGTTCTGCCCGTTCCGCCCTGCCCAAGACCCAATGCTGTAGTCAGGCCTAAGAGCGAGGTGATGTCGTTATTCGCGCCTTTCGCGGCTTTGCCAGAGACCTGCGCCTGCAGCTTTCCGAACGCCCCGATAATTGCATCGGTCGCCGTTACAGCCGACGAGTCGGTCGTAATCATCCCGGTCAACACCGCGGCCCTGACCCTCGCATCGGTGTAATACTTGTTTGTACCTTCAGGCAGCCCGCCGGTATCGGTCAGATTGAGCGCGGTGCGTACGCCGGACGTAGTAGGAGTTGTGCCAAGCACGGCGAGCACGCCACCGAATTGATTGACCAGCGCGCGGAGTGCATCAGCCGAATCCTTCACGTAGCCCTGCATCGGCGCGAGCGCGTACGCCCCTCCAGCGCTGGTCGCGCCCTGGTACGGTGGTGCGATCGACATCGCGGTGTCACTCGCGATATTGGTCACTTCGTACCAGCCACCGTCCGGACCACGAAAGGCATCACCGACACGGCTGTTGGCAATGAATGCGGTACCGGAACCGATCACGGCATTGGAATTTTGGGTGACAGAAACCGTCCCGGCTTTATACCAAGGCATGGCAACTTCCTATATGAGGTGATTTATACGGCGAGCTTTGCGAAGACGGCCGGCATGAAGAAGGCGAAGGGGTTGCTGAATCCATCGGTTACGGCGTACAGCACACCAGCATTGAAATCCCATAACGTTTTGACGAGGCGCCCCGCCGCCGAGCCCGTCAGCATCCTCATGCCGAAAGTATTAATCAGCAGGTATTCGTTTTCTGGAAAGTTGAACGTCACCGTGTAAAAACTTCGAGTGGCACTCGTGTCGGTTGTTTCGGATCGAACATAAGCCCAGTTCTGAAATGCTCGCGTGAACAAGGCTGTCGGTGTTCCAGAGTCGAACAGCAACTTTGAAGAACCGTCCCATAACCGCATGCCATAAGTGGCGACAGGCTGCGCGCCGAAGGTGGCGGCGAAGTAGCGCCCGTTTGGCTGGGCAGTGTTCACGTCGTAAGCCCTGACGTAAAACCCGGTCCAGTTACCCGCCGAGCCAATCACCTGCATGGCCGTTAAGCCGGCTATGCCGCCAGTGTCCGGACGGCAGAACACCAGCGGAGGCTCCGCACTGGTGATGACACGCGGAAAATAGGTGGTCGATCCGAGTCCAGACTCCTGAGTCGGCGCGTAACGCCCACTGCAAATAACGTTGAGCCTGGCAAATTCGGAATCGATGACCACCTGGTTGCTGTTGTTGATGAAGGTCAGTCCGTAACTCATCAGGCAAACCTTATGACCATCAGTCGCATGGTCCCGTTGGTAGACAGGCTGGCGGCGAAGGTGCGGGTGTAGTTGTAGACGCGTGCAACCCCCGAAAGCATTTCGGTCTCGAACTGAAAGGACAGCGCCTCGTTGTAAGGCCCCACCGGGATCACGATCGCAACTGAGTTGGAGGCATCGCTGCCCGGCACCGAAAAATCCACATTCGTTTTGTTGTTGTCTGGGAAGGTCACCAGCGTCGAAAGCACGACCCGCATGGTGAAGGAGTTCTCGTCGAGCTGGAGCGCCCCATCGGCGCCCCAGACCCGCATTCCATAGGCCATGTGCTACCCCAGATATCCGAGACGTACCCGCAGAACGTTGTTGGCGTCATAGACCGACACATTTTGCGAGTTGATGATGAGACGACCTTGGCCAGGTATGACGCCGTTTATTTCCAACGTGCCATCCTTGTTGAGGATCCATCCCTGCGTACCTGCGATGTAGTTCGTCGAACTGATGTAGTTTCCAATTTTGGCGTTGGTGATGCTGCCGTCCAGAATGAACGCCGAGTTCATGAACACTTGGCCACCCTGCACCGCAAACGGCACCGAGATGGTGCCGCCGGCAATGGTGTTGACGATCGCGAACCGGTCAGCGCTCACCAGGAACTGGCTCTGCAATCCGGCGCCGGTGTTCTCGATGCCCAGGCCAATGCCGGCAGCGATGTACTTGCCGTCTGCCGCCACCTGCATCTTCACCGACCACATCGTCGACAATTTGCCGGCGGTGTTCCCGTAGGCGGTCGAGGTTTCCTGAATGGCGGCGGTGTTCTCGCCGACCTTCACGTTGACCTGTGTGAGTGCAGTGGCGGTGGCTTCCTTGTCGGTGGCCACGACCTGCTGCAGGTCGATGACGTTGGCCTCGTTCTCTTCGACAGTGGCAGTCAGCGTGGTGATCTTCTGGGCGCTGGCGTAGTTCTCAGAGGCCCGAACCTTCTCTTCGGTGGCAATGGCTGCCGTGCTGCTCCAGCCTTTCAGTGCATCCGCGAGATCACCCTCCCCGCTGTCATCACGGAAAGAAGCGCGCAAGGCCTGAAACGCCGAGGCCTGGGCTGTGACAACGCCGTCGATCTCGGTGATGTCCGCCGTATTGGTGGCGACCTGCTGAGCCAGCCCATTCGCTGTCTCGATCGTCTGGCCGACATCCAGCCAGTAAGCGGCATTCGGCGGTGGACTATTGATCGGCACTTCGCCGATGGCTTGGTAGATCCGTTTGCCAACGACCACCAGGTCGTCTTCCTCGTAGGTCTCATCCGGCTCATATCCCTTGAGTCCGTCGAGGGCATCGATCTGCGCCTGCAGGCCAGGGATCTTGTTGATTTCGTCCAGAATGTCCTGACCGAGTTCGGTTTCGCCGATCTGCCCGGCGATCATTTCCAGAATGGCCGCCGCGTCCGCGCTCGACTGGCCTTGAACGCCAAGGCCGATCGGGTGCCAAGGACCGATGTTGCCGATCCGATCGATCAAGCGGGCCCAGAAATAAAAGGTCACGCCCGCACGCAGGCCCAGCATCGAGAAGTCGCTTTGCGGGTATGCCAGGTCAGTCAGCTTGGTTGCAGCGTCCAGGCTGGTCGTCGGGCCGTACCAGATTTCCGTCCGCTGGGTGTCCTCGGCACCAGCCGGAAGCCCCCACTTCAGGTAGATGCCGAACAGCAGCGGCGTGGCCGTGAGGTACGACACCGCCGGCGGCAGGCCTTGTTTGCCAGAGAGCTGAGTCAGGACCGAGTTGCGCCAGATCGACGAGATATCGAAGGCGCTCACGGCCCGCACGCGCGCCACATAGGCGCCGGCGTAAATGCCCACCACGTCAACACTGGTCATCCCGGTGCGTTGCAGCTTGATCCAGTTGCCGCTGTCCTTCCGCCATTCAACGTCATAACCCACAGCGCCGTTCACCGCTGGCCAGTTGATGGTCATGGTGGCTACGGCGAGCCCCTGAGAAACCACCGACGTGGATGTGACGGTGACACTGGCTGGGGCCGGAACAACGGTGATCGGAATCACGCTGATCGGCCGTTCTTCCAGTCGGGCGCCGGTGTCGATGAAAGCAAACTTGCTCGGGTCGTACTGCAGCGCGCTGATTTCGAAGTCGCCCTCAGTCGTGCGCTTGGTCCGCAACACGCGATAGAGCGGGATCGCCAAATCATCGGCGTCCAATGCCCATTGCAACTGTGGCAGGGGTGCCTCGCTGTAGTTGGTGGTCACGGTGACGGCACGGCCGCTCACACTTTGGACGGTGCGACCTTCAGCCCTCCCACCTGGCAGGTTGATGATCAGACGATCGCCAACCTTGGCCTGGGTATCACGGTCCAGCGTAACGACGCGGCCGGCGACGGCAGAGATGCGCCCGCCGATTTCGCGACCCGCCAGCAGCGAATCCGCCACCGGGATGATGTGGCCTGGAAGCGGTATCACCCCTTCCATGCCGGTCTTGAACGAAATGGTGCGGTCCTGATTGTTGCTCAGGATCGCCCACTTACCGCGGCGCTGCGCTTCGGATGCCCGAGTGCAACCGATGGCGCTCAGCTCAGTCGGCTTGTCGCCCATACGGCGCTGAAGGTCCAGGTCCGCGAACGGAATAACGTCGGTGTCGTAGTTGTTCGCCGGGTTGTCGTAACTGACTAGGGCGCGGGTGTATCGGGTTTTGGCCGATGCGCTGCCGTAGGAGAACTTCCCGTCGATGACGTTGGTCCGGGTGAAGACGTAGTCGAAGTCCTGCGCGCGCGGCATATCGGCTTGCATCACCAGTTGGCCCTGGGCCCAGTAGGTCATGCCACGGTAGATGCCGGCGATGTCGCGCAACAACGACCAGGCATCAGCCTTGCCTTGCAGGTTCATGTCGCACAGGAATCGTGGCTCGGTACCGCCCAGCCCATTCGGCACCAACTGGTCGGCATACTGCGCGATCCGGTAGAGCTCCCATTTGTCGACCATGAACGGTTTGATTCGCTTGCCCAGGCCGAAACGGTCCTCGGTGCAGATGCCGTAAGTGATCCAGGCCGGGTTGTTGGTCCAAGCCTGTTTCATGCTGCCGTCCCACGTACCGGTATAGGTTCGTGCGATCGGGTCGTAATTGCTCGGCACCTGCCATTTGCGGGCCCGGCACTTCACGGTGACAGCTGGAATATTGGTGAACTGCTCGGCATCAAATTCGATGTAGAGCGATGCGGTGTTGGGATAACGAAGCTTGGCGTCGATCACTTCGGTGTAACCGGCGATAAACATGGTGTCGGCGATCTTGTTGCTGTTCTGGTTCGACGTGAGGCGGCGGACCCGGATCTGCCAGCCAGTGGTGGCATCTGGCAAGTTGATGCGCGGCGAGCGCTCGTAACGCGTACTGGTCTTGCCGTCTACTGCGTCGACCAGCATCTGCTGATAGGCCCCGCCGTCAGTGGCCACGTCAATGGCGTAGTCGATGCGGTAGCCGCCGATGTTTCCTTCGTCGTCTTGGCGCTGCAGTGCAGGCCAGGCCAGGCGCACACGCACAGCTGAAAGCTGGATGTTGCTGATCGAACGCACCCATGGCGCGTCGCTGCGCAACTCGACCTTGAGCGTGGTTTCGTTTTCGACCGACGGAATACCAGGGATATAGGTCTGATCGACAGAGCCCGAGCGCCAGTCCCACTTCACATTAGGGAAGTTGTAGTTACCGCTCGCGTCCCGGATCGGGGTGTTGTCGAGGTAGATGTCGTAATCGGTCGGGATTTCATCGAACTCGCCCTCGCCCACTGCGATCAGCAGCTTGGCCAGGTTCGTCGAGCGCAGGCTGTCGCTGACCTCGGTCGGTGATTTCGGTTTGCTTTCCCCGCCCTTCGCGCCATGGATGTCGATCTTCTGTACTGCGCCCATGCTTTCCTCCAGGCGAAAAAAAACCACCTCATGGGCGGCCTGTTTGCTGCGTGCGGTTACGCTTTGTCTTGGGCGTAGATCGATGCGGAAATAATCATGCCGCCCCACCGGCGTTCGCCAATGCAGATTGGTACCGGGTTACCGCTGGCGGTGGTGTTCTTGGCGCTGCCGAATGCATACGATGGCGAGTTCTCAGGGGATGCGCTCTGCTTTAGGCCCGATGCCTGGGGGCTGAGTAGCTGAACTACGCCACCTGCAACCATAGCAATCCCGACCGGTAGCAACGCTTGAAAGCCTGGGATGAAAGACGCGGCGATTAGAATGACACCGATGACGGTTTGAAGAACGCCGGCACGCTTGCTGCCAGAAATCACAGGTACGATTCTGATCTCCTGCGTACCACCAAGAGCAAAATCTTTCTCGGAAACATTCTTGCGGTTGCGGAAAATCGCAAAGCTCATCCCCCGCCTCTGTAGGTTTTTTATTGCCTCTTCAAAGCCATTAAGAGTGCATTTCAACGCCTTAAATGCTTCGCCAACCGATTTGCTTCCGAGCTCCCTATAGTGAGTTCTGCCGAACAATTTGATAAGCGGGCCAGAAAGCAAAATGGTTGTCATCGATTGATTGGCGCATGCAAGTGCTGTCACAGTTTTCTCCAGGCATAAAAAAACCGCCCGAAGGCGGCTCACTTGATCATGGTCAGAGGCATCCGTTTATCGCCTGCTTCATATCGCCACGACCATATCCGGGCGACCAGGCCATTCGCTGATACAGCGTGACCGTGCTTCCCTTCTCCGATTTGCGGATGTCGAGCAGCTCGTCGGTCATATTGTTGCTGGCAACAACAAGGCGATAGCCGTTCTCGGTTTCTGACATCGAAGCGTCACTGCGCGCATCCTGCCACTTCGGGAAGACGCAGAGCGCATAACGCTTAGGGTCTTTCGCAGTGGATACCTTTAGGCTCGGCTCGTTCTTTTGCAAGTCGCCAGGTGACACACACCCAGCCAATAGCAATACCGCCAATGCTCCTACAAAAAATCTCATGCAGGTCACTCCTGTGGGAAAGACCGCACGATATCACCGAGCATCCTTGTGGCGCAGCACCAAGCGCGTGCGCTGGAGCCATGGCCCACCGAAGACGATGATCTCGCTCGGGCGACCGTACAGGTGGTGCAGCATGAATGGGCCGGGGCCGAAGGTGGCCGAGTCCTCACCTGGCAGCGCCGGGGTTGTGCCGAGGAATATCCCGGCATGGTTTGGGTACACGGTGCGCCCGACTTCCATGACGATCATGTCGCCGCGCTGCGGCTGGTCAACCTTATAGAAGCCGGCTGCCTCGTAGTTCGCCTCGTAAAGACTGGCATTGTCGATGCTTTCCCACCAGCCATCAGTGCGCTTGAAGGCTTCGAACTGCAACCCCCATTCGCGCTTGTACCAGTCGGCGCAGACTTGCCAGCAGTCCCAGGCGCCATGCACGAACGGGCGTTTTAGCAGCGGCACATCGCCCGTCGGCATCACGGTGCGCAGGTCGCCCTCAGGCCAGCTGAGGATGTGCCACGGCATCGCGGTCGCTTCGCACATGGCGCGGTCACGCGGTGACGGCCGACTGGTTGCGTCCGGGTGCGAGTGAACAATGCCGATCACTTCACCCAGGTCTTCCGCCGCGGCGTATTCCTCCGGATCAATCCGGAACTCTTCGTTCGGCTCAGTCGAAATATTCCGGCATGGGTAATACTTCTGTTTGCGCCCAATGCCCAGCAGCAGCCCGCAGCACTCTTTTGGGTACTCGGCGGCCGCGTGAGCCTGGATCGCGTTCAATATGTGCTTACGCATGATCAGCTCCGAGCGATCAGGGAGACGGCGGGGAAGCCACCAAACGGCAGCGGGTTGCCCTCACCGAAGCGCGGGATGCAGCCCCGGCCTAGCGTGGCATCGCACTCGTCGAGCTCGGGGTTATCTGTTTGCACCCCGTCTTTGGTGAAATATGGGCCAGTCCAGCCACAGCTCGGCCCCCGGTAGCCGCCGGTGAGGCACCAGTGGCACAAGGTGGTCGCCTGTCGGCCAATGGATTCACCACCGACGTCGCCAGGGCTGGCCAACTCCCAACTGACCGTCTCACCGTCCTCGTTCGTTTTCTGGTCGATGTACCAGACCTCAATCGTCTCTTGGGTTGGATCTGCCGTCGGATTGCCGGCCGGAAAGTTCTCCGCATCCAGGTACGTGCCCAGCGTGTGACGCATTGTGAGCTTGAATTCGAGCAGATCGTCGAATGCCAAGCACAGCGCAGTGATGCGTCCGTGGACATTGCCGACCGACAGCGAAGGCCGTACCGCTGTGCCGTCGCCGTTAGCCTCGATGCCGTCGATCTGCATCGGCCAGGCCCCGTACTCGTTGCCCTGCCAGCAGATTGCCTTGGCCGGCAAAAGATCAGCGTCACCGCCAGCCGCAATGATCTCAGCCGGAGTGTGCGGGATCGCGTGCCCATGGAAGCGCAGCACGTCCGCGCCATAGTCCGAGCCGTCCAATTCAAAAAGCAGCACTTCACTACCAGGCTCTAAAACCTGAATGTCACTGATCAGCGGCATGGTTGCCCCTATGGCTGGAAGGCACGGTCAAAGGTGGCCGTGAGCTTGAATACGCCGCCACCCACTGGAGTGGGTACGGGATTTTTGCAGGTGAACAGGCCTAGCTGGCCGAGCGGAGTTGTCCAGGCGAACGCCTTGGCCCCGGCGTGCCGATCGAGGAACTCCATGATTTCCAGCACTTTGGCTTTTGGCCCGCTGTAGGAAATCGGGTAGGAGTCCTCTTTGTTGTTTGGCCCGTCGCCAGCCTCTTGCTTGTAGCCATCGCCGAACTGCGCGGTACGCACCCGATACTTAATCTCGGGCGAGCTACCACGCTCGGTTGGCCATCCGAATGTCTCGATTGCCATCAAGCTCTCCCATTTACATTTCGGAAACTGACACCACCGGCACGCCAAGACTCGGCTACAGCCCTTTCGGCTGCCGCCTTCATTTGCGTTTGTAGGTTCTGCTGAAGCGCCTGCTGGTCGAGCTGCATACCTTCCGAACTTCGATCCTGCGTAACCACGCTCACCGGCGCATTGATCTGTATGGAGCCCTGCCCGCCGCCGCTATTCATAGCAGCAACACGCGCCCCAGAGGTAAGCGGAGTGACACTGCCGCCGTTCGCGCCAGTCATGAGGAACGACTTGCCGCCCTCGCTATACAGCTCCGGCCCCAGTTCATTTACCTGGTACATCGAATTCGGGGCGACAGGACCGCCAGCCGCTCGGTATCCGGAGAAATCGACATTGGTATAACCGGCCTGCGATGCGCCGACATTCGACGACACAGCCCCGGTAGAGCCAGAGGTCAGGCCGTTCCCGGTACCGCTCCCAACGAAGTAGCTGGTCGCCGCGCCGACAAGGCTGTTAAGCAATGCCGAGCTGGCTTGCCGAGTTGCAATGCGAGCCATATCCGCAATGATCGACTTGGTGAAGTCCGCGAACGATAGCTTCCCGGTCATAGCGAAGTTGACGATCGCGTCCTCCATCGAGCTGAAGGCATTGGTGAACAGGCTTTTCGTCTGCCCGGCAACATCCCGCGCCGACTCCAGGTAGTTCTGCCACGCGGACGATGCGCCAGCGCTCCAGACTCCTTGGGCGGCGGTCATGTCGTTATAGTTGGATTGCACGGTGTCGTGCAGATCTTGCTGAGTGGCTTTCAGCGCGGCCAGCTTCTGGGTGTACTCATCGAGACTCATTCCTCGGGAGCCATCGCCGTACTGGTTGGCCAACTCCAGTCGCTGCTGGTTGAAGCGGTCGTCGATTCCGTTCTGCTGATCCGTCAGCCCGCGTTGCCGGTCTCCCTGACCAAGGCCAGAAGCCGCCCGCAAGCCCTGCTGTCGCATCGTCTCGACCTGTTGCTGCAGTGCGCTGGTGTACGTGTTGACGGCCAGGGTCTGCTTGCGCAGGCGACCGTCTTCGTTGGTGGCGATGATCGACAGTTCGCTATCGCTCTCCTGCTGCGCCTTGACCATGGCGCTGCGGGCATCGGCAATCTTCTGATCAATCTGGATGACCTGAGCCGCAGTTGTGCCCTTCCTGGTCTTGGCTGCTTCGAGCGAATCGATCTCCGACTGATAGCTTTGGGCGACCTCAGTGGCCTCCTGTTGCAACAGACTGACGCGTTGCTCGGTGTAACTAGCCTGAGAGATCACCCCCGCCCGTTGCGATGCTTCAAGCTCCTTGTCCGCGTTTTTGTAATAGGCCAGGGTTTCGGCCAATACGTTCTTCGCATTGTTGAAGCCGGACAGATCGACACTGCCGGCGGCAGCCTTCGGATCCTTGAACTTGTCGTTTAGGTTCGCCATGTTCTTGGCGACTGCTGCCGGATCAAGCCGGGAGTCGTTCGGATTGACCTTCCGAATGTCGCCCAGGCTTTTCTTGTAATCCTTGATCGCCTCGGCGCGCTTCTGCTCGTTGGTCAGTGAGGACTTTGT